GCAGTAGCTGTCTTGTCTGCACCAAAATCCAGCACAAGAACAGATGTATCACCACTAGTATCTTCATTAAAGATTAAAGCACCCCTAGCTGTAAATGTTGCAGTAGACCATGCGGTATCTGCAAAATCAGTTAGAGCCGTTGTTCCACTAGACGAAGGATCAACCCTCGTTAATGTGTTTCCCTTGGCAGTATAGTTTGTACCACTGATCTCATTAGTAGTAGCGTATGCAGTCGTTGAGGCACTCATCGTTGCACTGCTTGTATAGAGTGCGATCTTAAAGGTGTTTCCACCAGAAAGAAGGAAGTTATGCTTCGCTTCTAATAACTCTTTCTTAAAAGACGTACACATTGCCTGGGTAATAGCCATTATAGTTTCTCCACGGAATTAGCTAAATCATTGTGACCTGATGAACGTAATAGGGTAATAACCTTAGAGCGATCCTCTTTAATCGCTTGCCATATAAAATGTTGTACTGCTTTGTGTACATAGTCTTTAAATTGCGTTGCTTGCTCTGCAATAGCTGGATGAGCAGTCTTTCCTACAGAAATGATTGTATCCGCAGCTCTCTCGGCCCAATGACTCGGGCCAAGGTTACTATTCTGACTAGTTGTAACCTTTACGTCTCCAACTTCGCTAAAATTCAACATTAACTAGCAACTACCCGGATCATACCATCCCTGTATTCATCACCAGTCATTCTGCCTTCAGCTTGCATCTTAAGCAAGTCTAACGCCTCTTGATATCTTTGTTGATATAATTGTGTCATATCTGGCTCACCCTTCATGTAGGTATTGGCCTCAATCAATGCTCCATAAAGAAGCACAGTATCTGCATTCGTTCCTAACCATGAAGTACTATCAGTAACAATTGAATTAGGCTGATAATAATAATGCAATTCTGTTGTATAATCTGCATCGGGCGTTGGTCCAACAATAAACCTATCGCTACTAAATAAGCCATAATACTTAGGTGTGCCTTCTGTAGACGCATTCGGATATGTTGATCTTATAAAGTTTGAATCTTTATTCAACAAAAATACTTGATTACTCCCACTTGTTACTGCTAATGACAATGGAAACAAAAAATCCGATGGTGTCGCCAGGTACGCATTACCATCAGTCATAGTACCTGCAACATTCTTCCTATTGATTGGAAGATTTACTGAACGATATATTCTTTGTTCCGCTTGCTTAACAAATGTAGGTATAGCAGCCGTAAAGTCAGTACCAGTATTATTAGCGTAGTCCTTAATAGCTGCAGTTAATTCAGTATAATTCATATAGTCACCTTCACGGTCCCTACCTGTCCACGTGTAATAAGGTTACCCGTACCCCCTCCGTTGCCATTACCTACGGGATCAAAAGAAAACAACTTTCTGCTATTATCTTGCGATATATCTGGCCTGGGATCTTTAATAGCCTCTGGATCTGCATAGTCGCCTAGTCTACCTAAGAAATTTTGAGGCTGATCCTCGTCAAGCATGTCGCGTCCAACCATAAGGCCGGTCATTCGACCCGCTTTCACTTGAGGAACCAAGTCCTTCAATTTATATCTAAATCCGGTGCGATCACAGAATCCAAAAGCATATTTTCCATTTGCAAAACGTGCCATTAGGAGTAGCCCCCAGGTACAAAGTGTACAGAAGCACGATCACGATCTTCTTGCTGGGCTAAGTCCCACTGAAATTCGTACTCAGCCTTGAGCTCACTAGAACGCATAAATGCTTCTGGATACTTTTGAGACAGCCTAAATGCAAGACCTGAAACTAATGCAGGTAGAAATCTTGCTGGTACATCGGGGTTAATAGAACCTACTACACCAGTATCTTCTATACGCCTTATTCTTTGATACCCAAATGTGTACACCTTATCTGGTGTAGGCCACAAGTACGCTACTGGTGCATCCCGTTGTTTATCAATGAAGATATTTACTGGACGACCCTCAGTAAGTTTATTGGGTATCGTTGAGTATTGAGATACACTAAAGCGAGATAACGGTAGATCACTTTGAGATGTACCTGATCCATCACGAATCCAATGCTCAATAAGATCTATCGTATCTGCTGGCAGTGTGACAGAAGGAGTACTAGCAACTGTACTTGCAGTTCCTTCCTCTACACACCAAAAATTTAAACCACGATTTGCCCACTCCATGCTCAATAAATTAAGAGAGCGACGAGCAGTGGACATATCATATCCCGTCTTTAATTGAATACCGCATCGTTCAAATGCCTCTTCAACAACTTCCGAGATATCAAGATTAAATGTTGCAGTTCCTGACGTAGCCACTATCTACCTACCTGTTTTATAGCTTTTTTATGAGCAGTACTAAACGTCGAACCTGTCGCCATAGACTTACGCATAGACGCCATATGCTTTTGCGTATGGTGTTTAGAATGCTTCTTAAGTGCATCTGTTTGCCTCTTGGTTAATTTTTTTTTAGGCATAATCAACTATCCTTAAATTTATCTAAGCATTGTTGGTTAAACTTGACGACTTTACCAGGTGTCCTAGAACCTTCCTTTATTATACCACCACTTCTCATTCTAGCATAATCCTGTAATGAGCCATTTTTACTAAATGCATTAGTTACAGATTTTTTTATTATACCATTATTATCTCTATTGAAAGGCATTATTCGTAGCTCTTGCCCATCTTCAACATAATAGCATAGCGATCACCAGACGCATGTCCTACCGTAGTGAACATGATATCACCAGTTGGACTAGACGCATTATTAATAATCGGTCCAGCGGATCTAAAATCAAAAAATCCATATCCACTGATTGTCCATGCAATTACATCCGTGGAAGCATCCCACATAAAGTCTACACTCATACCATTACACTCGTACCAGACTTGCTGGATGGAGACTCCGGTACACGCGGCACCTGAACCTGATTGAGTTTGTAGTGCGGAAACGTCCACCTTCTTAACAGCAGCTTCGCCACTACCATCAGAAATATTGGTGAACTTCATTACGACAGATTTGTCGCCATCTTGCAAGGTTTGCGAGGTTACGGCATCAGCCATCTAACTCTCCTTATGGGAACAAGGGCTTGCCCTACCCATAGCAGAAGAAGTGACCACCCACCTGAATAGATGGGTGGCCCTATCTTGTTTAATTAATTTTAACTATCCGTGAACGGAGTAGCCAGTGTTGCATCGCCCATCAAGAATGCTTCAACCCACCATGTGGTTGTATTCACTCCTGTAAGCTTAATCCAGCCACCAGTCAGCCAACCCTGCTCTATAGAACCAAGGTCAATGACATCATTAGATGCCGCTGGGTTAAAGCTTTGGTTGTCGCTAGCAACTCCTGCATCATAAACAACAGCAGTTCCTAAGAAACCATCAGTTCCATCCGTAGTAGCAGTCTTAATCTGACCTGCTCCTGAGAAGGTGGTCTCCACAAGGAACTGATACTGAACTCCTGCTGCTGGGGTTGGAAGGGTAACTACGATACCTGCCGCTCTGTTAAGGCCATACACCGTGCCAGAATCAGCAGATGTTAGGGTTTTAGTTGCAGCAGTAATAGACTCATAGTCACTAAGCATGTTAGTTGCACCAGTGAGCTTAATCGTACCAGTACCTGAGACATTACCGCTTGAATCTACGTCAAAATTAGTAGTATATGCACCCGTAGTTGCACTCTTTGTTACCTGTTCAAGCCCACTTTCTGCCCGAACATTACCTTGAAAAGTTGTATCAGCCATGGTTTTCTCCTGTCGTGGCTAGTGTCTACTATTGCTAGTAGTCAGAAAAAAAGAAGAGGGGTAGGATGGACGATTCCCGGTCGGAAGTATAAGGAACAGCCCATTCCTACCCCAAATCTAACTATGCTCCTGGTGATCCCCAGATCCCTAGTGGATCGGATACACCGAAGCTGTAACGCTCGCGAGCTTTGTAACGAACATTTCCGGTATCAAAGTCACCGTCCATGCTTGTTTCAAGTGCTACACGATTAAAGTGCTTCATTCCGTTAGGAATATCGGTCATTAAGAACCATGCATCTGTATCAGTTAGATAATGGTTCACAACCGTACCACCGGGTACAATGCCCATCGACCGTACTGCATTGATGTCGTTGTCAGCGGTGCCCGGACGGAGTTCAGATTTCATTACCCTTTGTGCCACAAACTGAAGATCTGGCGGGATAACAAGCGTCTGGGGACGAGAAGCGATCATTAGACCACGCTCGTCTGTCCATTTGCCAATCTGAATTACAGCAGCCTCAAGAGAAGTCTCGTTGAGGTCAACGGCAGTTACTGGCCGGTTAGAGTTCTTACCACCCGAAACGAGTGGGTGACCGTCACCACCAGTTACGCCATCACCAGATGCTGTGAAAAGGTTTACACCATCGCCACTCTGGTAAGTAGCAGTAAATCCATTGTTCAATGGAAAAAGAGTTTTTATCTGTTTTGTGTGGTGTATGGAAAGAGTGTTTGGCTTT